GACGCATATGATTCTTTGATTGAGTGTGGAGTAGCCTACGAAACCGCTAGGGCTATCCTGCCTGAGTGTACGCCTACAAAGGTATACGCTAACTCATACATCCGTAATTGGATTCACTATATGAACGTGCGTAGAGGTAACGGTACGCAGAGTGAACACGAAGACCTTGCCAATAAGATATTCGCTGAGTTCAAAGTACAGTTCCCCTTTATTGCTGAAGTAATGGAAGAGATGGAAGAAGAGAAGAATGTTCAACCTACTGTTTAAGGAAGCTTGTGTTCCTACTAGGGCTACATCTGGTGCAGCTGGATTTGACCTATACGCACTCGATGACTATGAGTTGAGTGATGGTCAAGTAATCGTCGTGTCTACGGGTGTGTCTGTAGACATTCCTGATGGTCACTACGCTATGGTTTGCTCACGCTCAGGGCTTGCTGCCAAGTATGGTGTATTCGTACTGAATGCACCCGGCATTATTGACTCAGACTATAAACTTGAGATTAAGGTAATCCTGTCTAAGGTTCCTAATGGAAAGAATACGTCTAAGTTCAACATCAATCAGGGTGACCGTATTGCTCAACTAGTATTCGCTAAGTGTGATGCTGACGTTTATCCACGTATGACTAGTGATGCTGTACGAACAGGTGGGTTAGGCTCTACCGGGATGTAAAAGCAATAGAGCCAGCCGCTGGGAGTACGACTGGCTCTATCTAGGTAGAAAGGTTATCTGAATCAGGTTGGTAGGTAGGTAGCAATCCAGACGTAAGTAGTATACATCACGTTTCATCGCTGGCAAGTGACTTGCGATAGTAATCAGCATAATCAAGTGCTAGGTTTATTAGGTAGCGATGACTATCAGCGATATTGCACTTCTTGTATATGTTTTGAAGATGGAAGTGTACTGTCCTTTTAGAGATGAGTAACTTATCTCCAACTTGATTGACCGTTAGTCTATCTATGGCAATCATATGCAGGATGTCAAGCTCACGCTTGGTGAGGTTGTCAAACATCCCTTGCTCTCCGCTTCAAAGTATTGAACTGAGTCTCAGCCTTTGCTTCATCTTCATAGAAGTAGATGACGTTCTGTTGCTTACCATTAGAGTAGTCTTCTCTATGGAATACGAAGAACTTATAGGTTGGATGCTTGCTGATAGTACCTAGGTTACACACTAGACTATGACCAGGACAACGTCCATTGATGCAACCTTCTTCGCAGTATTGCTTGCCTACAAACTTCTCTTGCCACTTAGGTGATACTCCCATAGGTGTACCAAATGTACGCTCATCGAGGAGATTGGCTAGGTGTACGATTGCATTGATGTACAAAGGGTCATCAGTTGAAGTGATTAATTTCTGTGCCATATGACAATAATATCAGGTATGTAATATTAGGGATATACGTTACAATCGTTTTATGGGCGTTGTCAAGAAATACCAGAATCCTAAAGGTGGGTTAAACGCTGCTGGTAGAGCGCATTTCAAGCGTACTACTGGTGCTAACCTTAAACCGCCAGCACCTAATCCTAAGACACCTAAAGATGCTGCAAGGCGAGATTCATTTTGCTCAAGGATGAAAGGTATGAAGGCTAAACGTACATCTGCTAAAACAGCAAGTGACCCCAATAGCCGAATCAATAAATCTCTAAGAGCGTGGAACTGTAACTAATTATGAAAAGTAAGGCTCATCCTGGATTCAAGGCAGTCCAAGCAAAGATTGCTAAGAAGTCAGGTGTATCTATGGAGGCAGCTGGTGCTATTCTTGCGTCAGCAAGCCGTAAGGCTAGTCCTGCTGCAAAGGCTAAGAATCCTGCACTCAAGAGAGTTGCTGGTAGAGGTCGTTAGATGCTGAACGAGATGAACAAGCATATGAACCATCTTTCTATGGGTACTTTGATGAACGTAGAAATGAAGGAACATAACCTCAAGAAAGCACCTACCAAAACGGAGCTTCTGAAAATGGAGCAACGTGAGCATAAGTTAGGTAATCGCCCGACTATGCGACAAGCAATGGAAGCCGAGTACGCAGAGCATTCCAACGCTGAGGGTAAGTTGGTAATCAAACCAAGTGAAGCGCAGGAAGCTAAGGCTACTGCCATTTATAAGAGAGGGAAGTAACTAAAATGCCAATGGGTATGCCTTATCCTAAGGGAAAGATGTCGATGTCTAAGATGATGGGTGTTGAGTCCAAGGAGCATAAGGCTCCTATGAAGTCAACATCCGCAGTTATGAAGGCTGAGACTAAGGAATATGGAAAGCGTCCTGCATCTAAGGAAGCAATGATGAAGGGCGAGATGAAAGAGCATCGCTTTATGAAGGGCAAGAAGAAATAATGGCTGAAGATATTTTCTCTAGTGTCCGGAAGGTATATGAGAATAGAGATAAGGGTTTAACTTCTTCCGGGCAACCATCTCGTGATGTAAAGATGAAGTCTGGAATGTCTTACGGTATGGGTAATACTAGTAAGGCTGTATTCGGACCACCTAAAGCACCTGAATCTGGTGGAGATACCCTCAACTTTCTGAAGGCTAATCAAGGTACACCACTAGGCAAGGCTCTTGCTTATGGCGTTTCACTTGTTGAACAGTCTGAAAAGAAAGGACAACCTAAAGACAAGTCTGAGTATATGAGGTTGCTCTCTGGTTCTGAAGCGTTCCGTAAACTTGACCCAGAAGGACAACAGAAGGTTCGCCTTGGAATGCAACAATGGTTCCAGACTCAGTCTAAGTTCAATCCAATTAAAGCAATGCAAGTTAAAAAAGACGAAGAACTTAATCGTCAAAAGGCTGGGGCTAAACAAGCTGCAGATATGATTTCAATCTTCTGATTAATCTTTATCTCGATAAGACTTTAAAAACTTATCAGTAAACTCAACATCACCACTAGTCAGTTCGTAAACTAAATACCAGAGTGCCTTCATCAAGTCATCTTGACGAGTGGCACTTTCTTTTTTGCCAGCACGAGATACGTACTTGACTACATTCCCGAGGGCAAATCCTAGTCCCCAGTCACTAATAGCCTCAACTGGTTGGATTGCGCCTTTGCGATAATGGTCTGGTACTGATATATGTGACATAGTAAAAGTATACACTGTCAAAGGTACTAAGTAAAAACATTGAAGCGTTCGTTTAGGTACTACAAAGGGTTTGGTGCTAAGAAGGATGCGGAAGACCCTGTAACAGAGAAAGACGGCATTCGTTACAAGACACGTAATGGAGGCTTAGTCAAACTATGTGACGCTGAAGTTAGTAAAGGGTATGTCACCTACAAGTGTAAGAACTTTGCTATTAAGGGGCAACTCTTTTGCCTTCGGCACGGGGGCGTACCAGCAGTCGCTACCACCGACACTATGAACTTTACGACTGGACTAAAAAGTAAGATTAACTCTGGTCGTTTTAGGAATGTAGGTTCTAAGTTACTTGGTCGCATTGATGAACTTAGAGAAGACCCTGGCTTGTGGTCTCTGCGTGATGATGCTGCGTATATCACTGCACTTCTTGATAATCGTGCTGAGGCTGCATCTGAAGGTGTAAGTATTGAGCAATACAAGAAGATACAAGAGATGTATCGTACGTGTTGTGAGAAGCGTTACGCAGATGACTTTTGGGATACTTTTGATGAGTTAGGTAAAGCACTCGAAAACGTGATGAGTGAGTTTGCAGCTGCTAAAGATGTTATTGAACTCATTGAAAAACGTACGTCTATTGTTGAGACTGAGCAACGATTGTTGCACCAAAAAGCATATACTCTTGAGGTAGACCAAGCATTTAGCCTTGTGATGCAGATGGTTAAAATCATCCAAGATAACGTCACCAACGCAGAGGAGTTGCAGGGTATCAAGGCTGGTGTAGGTAAGTTGCTTGCTGTCTATCAAGAAACTATTGATGACATGATTATTGATGCTGAGGTAGTTGATGGCACAGAAGAGTCAGGTGAATACGAGGATAACGCCGAAGGCACTGAAGAAGTTCATTCGTCCGAATAAGCCTTTGACTGTCGCATTGCTACAGGCGATGCAAGAACGATTTGATGTACAGATAGATGGTAGTGAGTTTGGTTCAGTAGCAAGTCCTATTGATGGGCATGAGATGGATTACCAGAGGTGGTTAAAGCGTTACGCTCCTCATGCTGCATCTGCACCACTTGCTAAACACCATATACGTGCGTGGGAATGGGCTGAGGCTATTGAGGCTAAGAATCCTCCACCTGCCCTTATTGAGTGTTGGTTTCGTGGTGGTGGTAAATCTACTACGATGGAACTTATCTCCAGTCGTATTGCAGTCAAGGCTACTAGACGATTCTTGTTGTACGTGTGTTCAACACAGGATGCTGCTAACCGTCACGTCGCTGATATTGCTAACACGATGGAGAAGTGTGGTATCCAGCGGGCCATCAATAAATACGGTTATTCCAAGGGTTGGAATGCTGAGAAACTACGTACTGCTAATGGATTCAATATCCTAGCCTTTGGACTTGATACCGGCGCACGTGGTGTCAAGCTTGATAACCTTCGCCCTGACATGATTATCCTCGACGATATTGATGAGTTGGATGATTCTGTCAATAGAGTTGAGAAGAAGGTGCAGACTATCACTCAGACTATTCTTCCTGCGAAGAGTACTGATTGTGCGATTGTATTTGTCCAGAACAGGATTCACGCTAACTCAGTTATGAGTCGGGTTCTAAGTGGTGAGTTAGATATGTTACAGAACAGAATCCAATCACCAATTGTTCCAGCGATTGAGAACCTAGAGTATCAACCTGTTGAGAAGGAAGATGGTCGTACTGGATATAAGATTACTAGTGGTACAGCAAACTGGGAACATAAGTCTATTGAAGTCTGTCAACGTGAGATTGATGACTTTGGAATCATTGCATTCCTTCGAGAGTGTCAGCACGAAGTAGGTGTTGGTGGACGCTTCTTTGGTGACTTCAAAGAGTATGGTCCTGATGGTGACCCTTGGCACGTTGTTGATGCCGTTGAGTTACAGCCTTGGTGGCGTTACTGGGCAAGCCACGACTTTGGTACTGGTAGTCCAGCTGCATTCATTCTCTACGCTAGTGATGAGAAAGAGAACATCTACGCTATCGGGGAGTTCTATGAAGCAGGTCATGTTTCATCTAAACAGGCTGATAACGCACTTCTCCTATTGGAGAAATTCAAGTTAGGTGAGGCTAATGACAGGCGATTCAAAGAAGGCAAGTGGAATACGAAGTTAGAGGCTATTGCTTTTGACTGGGCTAATACATTCCCTCCTGAGAATCCTGCACAACGTATTGGTGAGTATCCTGTTGAGATTTGGTGGAAGAAGGGATTGCCTTGTGTAAGGGCGGTCAAAGACCGTAAAGCAGGATGGCGTAGGGTAAAGGAATGGTTGATTGCCACCAGAGTAGATGGTGACAAGATAAAGCCTAAGTTACGTATTGTGCGTGATGCTTGCCCTAACCTAATACGTGAGTTGAATAACACTATGGCTGACCCTAGAGACCCTGAAGATATTGATGGTGGTACTCGTAGTGACCACGCAATTGACTCCTTTAGGTATGGCTTGATGTGGCGTGAGTATCCGGTGAAATGTCCTGAGACTACAGATATGCAGACGTGGAAGCCTTTATGGGCAGATGATGGTTACGGAAGAAAAGACTACTTGTGAAACCTATGAACATTTACTTTGGTACACTTGCACTTATAGTGAGTTGTGCGTGTGTGTATACTGCGTATGAATTACACTGTATACGTCGGAATATCCCTGTCAAAAAGCAACAGGACGATAAGGATTGGTACATCTGATGAGGCTTCCACTGCAACGCAAAAGGAATAAGAATACTGTAGGGATGGACGTTATGTCCGGGCTTGTCTCTTTTGCAGAGCAGAAGATGCAGGATGAGTCAGAACCTAAGGTTATGGCGTTTGAGAAACGTATGGTTCAAGGTATTCCTGGAGCAGCGGAACTCAAGAATGATGAGACTATCAATAACAATAACCTGACGATTGACCACAACTCCAATGAGTGGAAGGTATTACCTGAAGCACCAAACGAAGAGAAGCTTGAAGTAATCAAGTTCGTCAAAGGTCAGTTTGACATTGCTTATCGAGCAAGACAGGAAATGGAACTTGAGTGGGCTATGGCTATTGCCTTCTTTGAAGGACGGCAGTGGTTCCGTATCTCAAGCCAGACTCGTAACCTTATTCAGTTGCAGAATAAGGATGAGCCTAACCGTTACATCACAGTCAATAAGATGCGCCCTTTGATTGATGGTGTTGTAGGTAAGTTGACGCAAGTTGGTCCTGACGCACGAGCAGTACCGCTATCTCACACTCAAAGAGACTTACTTGCCTCTGATGAGGCAAACCACATTTGTGGTCACTACAACCGTAAGTTTAGTCGTGAAACTCAGTTGAAGGAACGTGTTCGCTGGGCTTGTGTCTGCGGTACTTCCTACTTGAAGATTTACTGGGATGCTAAGGGTGAACAGGTCATGCCTTACTTTTCTCCTGAGACAGGTGAGATTACAGGGTATGAGAACATTACAATTGGTGATGTCAAGGAAGAGATTCTTCCAGCCTTTGATGTATTCCTAGACCCAACAGCAAAGCGTGATGCTGACGTTCGTTGGTTGATTCACGCATCCGCTAAACCACTATCTTGGTTCGTAGATAACTACGGAGATATCGGTAAGTTGGTAAACCCTGATGCGTTGACAGGTAATAACGCTTCCTATATTGACTCATATCTTGAGGGTGGTAATGGTTCCGGTAACGGATGGGTTCCACCTAGTACAGCACGACTTGCACAGAGTGACTCTAAAAAACGTGCAGCAATTGTGTATGAGTACTGGGAAAAACCGTCACAACAGTATCCATCAGGACGATACATAGTTAGCACTAACTCAGTACTGCTTCACGCTGGTCCTTGGTTGTACAAGAAGAAGGATGAGTTTCCATTCATCCCACTACGTTGGCAACCTCGTTCAGGTACTCCTTATGGACACTCTCTAGGGTTTGACTTGTGTTCACTACAGCAGACGTATAACCGAGTGTACTCACGTATGCTTGAACAGTTTGAGCAACAGCGTGACTACGTTATGGTTCAGCGTCTATCGAATGTAGGTGCTGATGCGTTCAACCATAAGGGTGATGACTACTACGACGAGAGTAGGACGTACAAGAAGATTTACTACAACCCAGGTTCTGCGCCTCCAGTAGTATCTCGTGCGCCGGGTATTGGTGGTGACCTATTCCCTATGCTCCAGTACATCGAGAAGGACATGATGGATATTGCTGGATTGCATGATGTATCGCAAGGTCAAGCACCTGCTGGTACACCTGCTGAGGCTGTCCAACTCCTTCAACGTGCTGATAACACACAACACTCCTACGTACGTGCAGATATTGAGATATCAGCTGCCAAGATTAAAGAGTGGGAGATTGCTCTTGTAGAGCAGTTTGGTGTTGCTCCATTTATTGGTAATGTTGACCAAGAGTCCAATCCTTACGAGAATATTGAGCAGGGTGTCATTACCTTTGACCACATTCGTAATGGTGGTCAGTATCGCATTGTCTACGTACCGGGGTCCAGTATGGAAGATAGCCCTGACCAGAAACTACAGAAGGTTTTGGCTATGCGTCAGATGGGATTGTTTGGTGACCCTGGTGACCCGTCAACCAACAAGCTTGTTATTGGTATGCTCAACATACCTGAGACCTCTAAGATTATTCAGCACTTGAATGAGCAAGAAGAGGGTATGGCTCAACAGGCTCTTATGATGCAACAACAGATGATGGAGCAACAACAGGTTGCTGCTGACTCTGTCAAACGGTTTGACCCTGAGGAGGCTCAGATGCTTTCTCAGTTGGATATACAGAAGATTCAGGCACAAGTCGCTGCTAAGACTGAGGCTGACCTTCTTAAGATGCGGGAGCGTTCACGCCTTACACAGGAGAACGATGCTGCAAAGGGAATAGTTGATATCTCAAAGGAAAAACTTAAGAATCAAATTATTCCAAGTGCCAACGGATAGTTGGCAAGAACGTAAATAAGGAGTACGATACATTTGTCAGACGAGATGATGATACCTACACCTGAGTCATCAACAGGTGCGTCAGACGGTTACGGCGTTGGTAACGCCATTTTGGACGCAGTTCGTGGAGCCGCCGACTACGATACTGTAAGCACAACAGGCGTTAACGATAGTGCTACGGTCCCAGTGGAGCAATCCACAAATGACGATGACTTCGGTTATCTGTCACAGCCAGTCAGCGATACTAAGGAACCTGGTCCTATCCCATACGATAGGTTTAGGGAAGTAAACGATAAGGCTAAGTCTTATTCAGAACGCTTGGACAAGTGGGCTGATGTTATTAGTCAGTTTGAACAGCAGGGATTTCAATCAGCTGCTGACTTACAGAAGGCTATTCAACAGCAACAGGTTCAGGCTCAAGAAGAGTCTATTAAACAGCGTTATCGTGAACTTGAATCTCAAGACTTAATAGACCCGGCTACTGCTCAACTACAGCTTGATGCTGAACTCCAGAAGTTCCGCTACGAACAGGCTATGGCTGAAGTCAGTCAGTTTATGGTTCAGCGAGAACGAGAACAAGCAGTCCAGATGTACCCGTTGGCACAGAAGGCAAACCATATGGTGGACAGTCTTGTGAATGCTGGCATTAAGCCATCAGACGCAGTACGGATGGTCCACGACCAAATCCAGAGTCTTCAACAATCACTAGTGCCAGAACTCACCAAACAGGTTGTTCAGGGTCAGCGTACTCCGACTCCACAATCTCAAGCAGGTTCAGCAGCTCCAGTGGTTGGTGGCACACAACAATCACCCCGTCGGATGGGTCTATCAGAATTGATGGGCATCAACCGAAACAAAACAATGTAGGAAAGGCTAAGTAAATGGCTATTGACTTTAACGGAGCCTTGACGCTTGCGGACCAAGCAGCTATTAGCAACGACCCTCTCGTCAAGGAAATCACAAAATCTCTTCACCAGACGTGGAATGCCCTTAAGGATATTCCTCTCTATACCTCCCCATCGCTCAAGCAGATTGGTGTTCGTTACCTGAACTCAGGTATCCCTTCGCCAAACTGGACGGGTGTTAACTCTGAACCAGTTGCGGTTAAGGGTCGACCAAAGTCTTACGAAGAGCAGATGTACCTTGTTCGTAACAAGATTCTTGTAGACCACGTTCTGCTTGACCAACCAACGAACATCATCGACCCAATTGAAGCTCAGGTTCAAATCTTCCTCGAAGGTTTTGCCTATGATTTCAATGACAAGTTCATTAACAACAATCCGCTTACGGGCAATATTGATTGTTTCCCTGGACTTGCTTATCGTATGGACAACTTCAACGACTTCGATATCCCATCGGAAATGTCGTTGATTGCTCCTGATGCAGCACGTATTGACATTTCGGCTAGTACGACAAGTGCTACCGCTAATGCATTCTTTGCTTATCTCCAGCAGTTGCTTGACAACATGAACTCCCCAGATGGAGATGGTGTTGTCTTGTATATGTCTGAGAAGGCAAAACGTTCTGTTGAGTTTGCAATCCGTACTATGGGAATTGGGGCTGGATTCGATGTCACTCGTGACTCGTTCGACCGCCCAGTTGAGAAGTACAAGAATGCAACCGTCCGTACAGTTGGTCGTAAGGCTGATGGTACTACGAGTGTAATCTCCGATACTCAGACAGCGTCTGGTATTACTGGTTCCGTTGCTTCCTCCATCTATGCAGTTCGTTATGGAACTGGATATACGCAGGGATGGCAGAGTGGACCATTCAAGCCAACCTACCTTGGTCTTTCCAAGGAAAATGGCATTATGCACAACGTCGTATTCGACTGGGGTATTGGTTTGTGGATTCCACACACTCGTGCCGTTGGTCGCTTGTTCTGCCGAGTCGCATAATAGAAAGGAAGAAAAGAAATGGCACGTGATAAGAAGGCTTCCTTCAAATTTACAACAGTTGCAAGTTATGCTTCAGCAAAACTTAAGCAAGATGCTTCCACTGATAAGTTGGCAACAACTATCACTATGACAGGCTATGCTGGAACGACTCAGGTTTATGGTGCTTCGGATGTATTCTCTAGCCCTAACATGATTCTTGCTGCAGCAGCAGACTTTGCTTCTCAGGCAGATACCGCTGCAAGTGGTGCAGGTGTACTCCCTGGAATCAATGGACAAAATCAAGACCTGTTCGTAAAGGTTGTTTATACAACTGCTGGTACGCTTACCAATATTGGTACTGCTGTATTTAAGGTCGTTGGTTCTGATGCTAGTACGGTTGCTACTGCTGGAAACCTCAGTAGTAGTCCTGCTGACATTTCTCCAGCTGTAGTTGTGAATAAGACTGCGGGAACATATGTTACATATATTCCTGTTATGTCTGCAAAGCCATACTGGCAGTTGCAGTTCACAACTCTTACGTCGGCTACGACCACTGACACTGGAACTATTGCTGTTGCAATGGCTGCACTCGTCAATGGACGTGACGGCTCAGTTAGCCTCTAATTAGACTAAGGTAACGAGATGACACTAGGTGAAATCAAACAAAAGGTCAGGATGATAGGCTTGCACCACTTTGGTAGCAAGCAAGACCTTGACCCATTTGGACTTGAATACCTAGTGTTGGAATCTGCCAATCAGATAGCCCGTAAAACAGACTGTTTGTTTGGCAGACGTTACCTAGACTTAGAGGATGGTGTAGACGAATACTGTTCCCCTGATATGTATCGTATTAGGGGAGTATTCAAGTGGGAAGACAACGAGTACCGACGGCTACGGTTGTTAGACTTTGCTGATAGGCAAGTAGACCGCTACAGGACTCAAGGTGACGCTGTTATTGACGCTTGCATACTTTATGCAACGAATAGGCTTAGGTTCCTTCCTACGCCAATCTCTAGTGTTACAAACGGCGTGATGATTGAAGGTTACTGTCAACCTGGAATGATATGGCAGTACGATACGAACGGTAATGCAGTACCTCTGGCAGATGACCAAGAGTGTCCATTACCAGACTCAGCGCATGACTGTCTTGTTTATGGTGTCCTTTACGCTCGTGCTATGCAGATGAAGGATAATCAAGTACTTGCTATATACAAGGCAGAATACTTAGATAGACTTGGTATGGTTGAATCCAACTCTGCTATCTATGGTCGAAGGACAGTTTAATGGCAACCCTGACTACACTTACATCAGAGGTTATTCGCCTCTTGAACGAAGCAACTGATTCCTCAGTAGGTGAAGTTGGCGATGGTTCAGGTAATGTATCGACAACGACCAGTCAAACGATTGAGGCTTACCTAAACGAAGCCATCAAAGAAACGTGTAGGACTTGTATATACGTTCCAGCAAAAGGAACAGTTACTCAGTCCAATCCTATTATCAACCTGTCTAGCATTAGCCTAGACTCAGCCTACGTGCCTACTGACGCTTCAACGGTGAACGACGCTAGTAGTATGTGGTTTCCTCTTACTGTCCAATCTGGGCTTACAAACCTAGTCCACTGTAGTGAACCTACCCTAAGGGCATATGACCCCACGTTCGAGACTACAGCAGCTGGTACGCCTAAGTATTGGTATCGCTCTGGTGATTACCAGATAAGGATTTATCCTGCTCCATCAGCATCCACTACGTTTACTGTTTATGGTTGTGGCACGTTAGGTGATATTGGTGCTACGTCTGTTACGGTTATTCCTGATGACTTGCAGTTAAAGATGTGGGCTAGTTACGCTGCCTACAAGTTGGCATTGAAGAATACGGATGACCCATCTGTTGCTCAACGTGCCTTCTGGGGAAATTGGTACAACGAGACTCGTATGAGGTTGTGGTCTCAACTTGATACATTCTTGCGTATGCCGGGTTCTCCATTTGCAATCCCTCCCGTAACAGGTGGTTCTGATGGAAATTAAGGATATTGGTATAGTCTTACTGACTGTATTTCTAGGTGCTGTTTCATCCTTCTTGGGTGCATCCTTTACGTTTGTACGTAAGGTAGACAAGCTTGAGATTATGCTGGCTAACCTTACACAGCAGAGTGAGACGCAGTATAAAGACCTTAAGGGCAGTATTCAGGATATGCGGGTAGAGATTGTACGATTGGATAAAGAACTCCAGAGTGTCAAGGAACGACTGAGAGTCCTGGAAGAGAAGACTAAAACAGTACGATGAGCATAGCGTGGGGTCGTTTGGTATGGATTGCACTTGGTGCTTTTATGGCTAGTGCTGGTCCCGCTTTCAATATGGAGTGGGAAGCAAGGCACATACCAGACACCGCCACATTTGGTTATGTTATGAAGGTACTTACGCTTTGTGGAGTTGAAGGAGTACGTGCAGGGATACCTGCACTGATTACAGCGGTAATCGCTTTCTTTGTACGTCAGGATTCTGATGCTAAAGCGTTTCAGTTAGTCTCTCAAAGGGATGTTGTGTTACAGCAAATACGAGAGAATACACCTAGTGATATGGTTATCAAGAGAGCATCTAAGGAGGAAATGTTATGAGTTGGCTAAGTAAGTTTCTAAAGAAGAACGCTAACGTGCCTGAGGTAAAGATTCCTTTTGGTGAGATGCTGTTGGTTAATCAGGTCATTGAGCATATCGACTTCCTGTCTACGTCTGACCTTGAAAAGGTACGTGATGTGGTCATGCTTGCTATTGATGCAAGGAAGGTGAAGAAGTGACAGTCTTTGGTGATGGCGTTCGTACCGCTGAAGCCAAGGACATCGCCGAGCTTGGCGCAGTGATGGCACTGTACGGAAGCAAGGCTGTAGCGGCTGGTGTCACTGCTGCGATGTCTGCTGCGCTGGGCTTCTTGACGATGCCTTTCAAGGGTGTGCAGGCGAACAGCCTGAAGGTGGGCAAATGAACCTGCAAAACTTTAGGATTGAAAAGGAACCTGCACCGTCTACTGACTGGCGTGTCTTTGGTGACATCGAGGATGACAACGGGAACATCTTGGGTACGTTTGGGCAGGATGGAACCAGCGTCAATGTCTGGTGGGTTCAGCAGGACGAAACATTTCAGTATGGGATTGTGCAACAGTTCGCTGTGATTATGGCACAGCAGATTGTTAGTGGAGATGCCGAGTAATGGCTACTTATTACGTTAGGACTGACGGGAGTGACAGCAACGCCGGTACAGGCCCTGCAATAGGTCAAGCGTGGCAGACGATAACCAAGGCTATTGGAGCAACGGGTATTGCGCCAAGCGACACGCTTTATATCGCTCCAGGTGTTTATCGTGGTGCTTTCACAGCTGCTTTTACTAGTCCATCAAGTGAGGGGCAACGCATCACTATTGCTGGTAACCCTACGGCATCACAGTTTAGTGGTGTTACCGCTGGGCCTGTTATTATTACAAACTTTACAGACCCGACTACAGCATCAGGTGTTTTGTTTACTTGTCAAACTCGTAACTATATTACGTTTCAAGACATTTCATTTGTTGGTTACAGGTCTGGCGGATTCCCAAACTACGGAACTAATACTGCGTTTGATGGTAC